GATAACATGCAACACTTCGACGGGGATAACATGATTTTAACTTTCACAATAATCGGCTTAACTGGCATAATAGTAGGGGGAGTTAGTACTGCCTTCGTAATCAATAAACGATCTGCAGATTCTGATCCTGTTGTCGTTGTTGCTGATCCTGTGGCAGGAGATCAACAGGAAGTTATCAAGCAGTTGACAAATCTTGATATGCTCGTTGAGCCTTGTTCTACAAAATACATCAATGAAAACAGTGATTTACTTTGCAGGGAAATGTATTGCAGAGTAATGACGCGCGGCATTGATAGCAAGACAAGCGGCCAAGAGTGCGAAGAGATCAGCAACGTAGCCAATAGCAAGATCATGATCAATCATTGCGAAACATTCTTAGAAGAGAAAGAAGAATGCTACGAGAAATACAGAGAGCGCAAATAATCAATGCACACCTGTTTCAATATGCTATATCCTATTCTGAGAGGGCCAAAACAATGCAATTTAAGCGATTCAACACAAAAGCAGAGCAATCAGATAAGGCGATCACTTTCGTCGCCTCTACAGCTAATCCTGATAGATATGGGGATATCGTCGATCAGGCTGGTTGGGATCTGAAAGCATACGAGCGCAACCCGATCATTTTACTAAATCACAATCCGCAACAGCTGCCAATAGGAAAAGGCAAAGCCTACGTAAAAAATGGGCAGTTGATGCTTGATGTAGAATTTGATAAAAATGACGAAGTAGCGCAGCAAGTTGAGCGCAAAGTCAGAGGCGGCTTTATCAATGCTGTCTCTGTTGGCTTTCAACCAAGCGAATCTATTGCACGTAACAAATTACCGGCCGATCATCCGTATCACGGAAAAAGCGGCTATTACTTTCCTAAATCTGAATTACTAGAGGTGTCGATCGTGACTATTCCCGCAAATAATGAGGCTACTTTGTCAAAGCATTACACAGCAAATTTAACATTGTCAGACGTCGCAAAGTCGATGCTCGTGCATAAGCATATTGTTTCGATTCAGGAACTTGATAACGGCAATTATCTAGTCGAATTCGCTGCGCATTCTGAAAAGGCTGAAGAGGTCGAAGAGGTCGAAGAGTCATATAGCGACGACGAAGAAAAGACCGAAAGCATGGAAGAAGAAGAAGAGCGCGCAATGGATGACGAAGAAGAAGAGAAAGAAATGGATGAAAAAGAAGAAGAGGAAGAAGAGAAATCTTTTTCACTTGACGATCTCCTTTTTCACTTAAGAGAACTTAATAACTAACTAACTATCTAACTGGAGTTAATTATGTCTATGGACGCAGTTAAACAAATCATGGGAGAGCTTAGAACTCTTCGAACTAATCAAGATGAGAAAGTAGCAGGAATTGAAAAGCAAGTAAATGCTATTAAAGAAGCTCAACGAATCATGGAAGAATCTGTCTATCGTGCCGATTCTGAGATCACAGGAACCGACGATCAACTTAAGAAGTTTGTCGGCGATGATGGATCTATCCGTTGGACTACTGGCAAAACTCGTGTAAAGACTGCCGCAGGCCTTACCACTGTAACAGAATCCGGCTTGTTGGATACTGAAGAGAACTTGTCAAACTGGCACGTCGAAATGAAGCGACTTGCTAACGATCGCATGATGATCAAGTCTATGCTTGTAGGCGACAAAAGCACTCCAAAAATGGATCTTGCTATTGCTCGACATCTTGCTGTTGCTCCTCGATCAATCGCTGCTCAAATCTCAAAAGCAAACTACGACGGATCGGGTGTTGGTGCTGAGTTGATCCCTGATCAATTCTTGGCTCAGTTGCACATGGAATATCAAGTTCCAACTGTTGTGCGCTCTTTGTTCAATGAAGTACAAATGACAAGCAACACAATGTTAGCCCCTCGCATCGATCGCGGCGGCCGTCCTTACATCAAAGGAACAGTGACAAGCGACAACCCTGCTTTGTATCCTGTTTCAACTGTACAAATGGGTCAAGCTCAGATCACTGCTAAAGGCCTTGCTACTCGTTACATCCTTGACGAAGAGTTGATCGAAGATTCTGCTGTTTTGTTGTTGCCTGCTATGCAACGCATGATCGCAAAAGATATGCGCGATGCTCTTGAAGATGCAATCATCAACGGCGATGCAACTGCAACTCATCAAGATGACATTGCAAACTGGAATATCCGCGAACGATGGGGAGCTAGTGGCTTAGGTGGTTCTAATGATCATCGCCGTTTATTCACTGGATTGCGTGCAGCTGCTTTTGATAAAACTGATTGCACTCTTGATGTTACTGGCCTTGATTCTACTTTGATGCTTCAATTGATCAGCAAGTTAGGCGAATATGCTGCTTCTGACAAAGTCTTGATCGTATCTCCTGAAGCACTTTACGAAAATCTTTTAGGTCTTGATGAAGTAATCACAATCGACAAGTTTGGCCCACAAGCAACAATCTTAACAGGCCAATTGGGATCGATCTTCGGAATGCCGATCGTAGTATCTCGATTCTTGTCTAATGACTTGGCTACTACTGGTAAGTTTACAGGATCAGGATCTACTACTGGGATGCTTGTTGTATCTCGTGAATCTTGGAATATCTTTGCACGTCGTGGGATTCAGATTGCTCAAGAGCAAGACATCACAAGCGGAGCTTATAACATGGTAGCAACTGAACGATTGACGTTTGATTCTTTGGATGCCTCTACTGTTAAAAACGTTGCTTTCGGATTCAACCTATAATCATTTATTGACTAGGGGGCGGGCTTGCTTGCTCCCTATCTATTGGAGTAAAAAATTATGTCTTACTATTATCCTGAATATGTACGTCTTGAAACAGCTGCCGGTGTTGCTGACACTGTTACAATTTGCTTTCATGAGCGCGTCGAAGTTGTTGCTTGTAAAATCGTTGATGTTGCCGGTGTTGCTGCTCATGCTTCTAACTATGCAACTTTCCAAGTATTGGGCAATGATCAAGCTGCTGTCTTGTTTGAGTGGGCTACACAGACTTCTCAAGAGGGCGCATTGACTGCAAACACTTCTGCAGATATGATCGCTCAAGGCGACGAAGATAAGCGAGTATTTGACGCAGGCGAAGCCCTTGTTGTTAAAGTAACTAAGGCCGCCTCTGGTCAAGTTACTAATGCATGCATTTGCTTGCAGTTGCGACAAGCACGTAAATACTAACTAACTGTTAAAGGATCTGTATTGTGGCTCTTGTTACGACCGATATACTAAAGGAATATTTGCCGGAGATCAGCGGATCAGGAGCAGATACAGAACTGTCTAATTTATTGGATAGGGTCGAGTCAACGATCGCGCGTTGGCTCGGCTATCCTGCGCCAGATGGGAGCAATACCCCTACTTTGGCCGTTTCTACTTATACATTGTATATAGATTCATATTGGTATGAAAATATCAGTGTATTGCAACTTCCGATCAAGCCTGTTGTAACGATTACTTCTGTACATGCCGATCCCGATCGTGCTTATACGTCAGACACAGAAGTTAATAGCGATGAATACGATATAGACAAGCAACAAGGCCTTTTGATCATCAAGCCGGATACTAGCACTGTAGGATTTACAAAGTCATACAGAGGCAATCGTGTAATCGGCACATTTGGATTTACGTTATTTCATAAAGACTTGATTCATGCCGTTTGTGTCTATGCCTCGCATCTATACAGAGCAAAAAGCAGCCAAGGAAAGAAAAGCCAGTCAGTCAGAAATGCAACAACTACATATTCGCCTAATGTTATACCTGACGAAGTTAAACAGATCTTGTATCCATATCGAGCAAGTCAAGTTATTATCTAGGGGGCTGCAATGGATTTTAGAGATCTATCGCCTCAAATGCGAGGGGCTAAAAAGCGGCTACTTAATCAACTTGAAAAGCGATTGAAGATTGCTGCTTTAGAAATGGAGGGGCGATCCAAACAAGTTGCTTTTTCACGTTTCAATAATCGCACAGGACGACTTCGACAAAGCATTGCGGGCCGCAATGCTATTGTAGACGGCAAGCCTACAGCCATATTGCAATCAGGCGGCCAATTTGGCGGCACAGAACTAGAATATGCAAGATATATTGAGTTCGGTACAAGATATATTAAGCCCCGTTTATTCATGGGTCGAAGCATTGAAAAACAACAACAGGAGATCAGGCCAAAGCTAAACGATCTTTTGCGTGTTGTGTTACTAGAGGATTAAATGTCAGATTCAACAACTTATAGGATTATAGATGCACTTAAGGACAAAACTGCACAGGATTTTTCTAGCGGCTACAGTGGCCTCGACATGCGTGATAATGTTGTCATTGGCTCGATACTCGAGCCGCCACAAATCCCCTATGCATCTGTGAACTTTATTGATTTCACTACAGAACAGGGATTAAATCTGTCGTCTTATCGTATGACTGCACGATTTGAGATCTATGTTTTTTGCGGCGGATCTTCGGTTGACGATCGCCTGAAAAATGTCACGAATCTATCAAGCGACGTAATCAAGGCAATCACTGAGGATCGTTTTTTGGGCCTTAGAAATGCAGACACAACACGCACGATCGACAATGTAATCTGTAACTTTACAGCTGTAGAGGGCGATCGCTATGGGCTTGATAATGTGGCGATTGGATATATCGAGGCAACTGTGCCTTTTCAAAGTGTGACAGGAGTTTAGAATGACTTGGTACAATGCAGACTATAGAAGGCGGCAAATTGTCGGCATCAATACATTTGGCGGCACTGGAGTTTCGGCAACTATTGACGCAGAAATAGAAATTCCCTATGATTGGGATGATTTTTGGGATAATATCCGATCAGATTTCAAAGACGTTGTTGTAACTGATACAGAAGGCAATCTGTTAAACTTTGCCAGAAAGTCAGGAGCCAATTATTCAGATCGGATCTTGACATTGCAAGTTGACGGCTACGGGATCAAGCATGATGATTCATTGTCTATTTGCTATGTATATTTCTTTGAACCTGACGAGGCTACAGATCACAGCACATCCGTAACGATTACAAGCCCCAAAACGGGCGATGTATTGCTTTCTGCACCACATAGCAGGGTAGTAAGTGCCAGAGACAGCCAGAGCGCACTTGATCAGCCTGTACAATCCTTTATTAAGTCTGAATCTGATGAAGTGCATGTATTCTGGATCATTACTTCGCAACTGGCTAAACGTCTAACTCCCTACAATGAGCGCAATGATCAAGAGGGCTTACAGTATGTAACAATCCACAGTTACGACGATTCAGGCACAGACAGCGCAACAAGATTTCTGGCACAAGATACAAGGGCAGGCAATGGATTTATACGCGCAACGTATAAAGCCGGATCTAGCGGATCAAATTATGCCATTGCAATCAATGTCGTTACTACACTAGGACAATCACTAGAGAATCGTGCTATTCTCAGAGTGATCGATCTACTACCTTAAGGAGCATAAAATGTCTATTTTATTTGCACAAAACTCATTTTTAAAAATCGCAGAAGAATCAACATGGGGCAATGCAATTACTACTTCCGTATTTGTCAAATTGATCTCTTCAACTTTACAAGTCACACAGGAACGCGAAAGACGTACACACTTATCAGTTCCCACTAGCGGCATGCTGTCAGGAACTTTCGAGGGATTCAGGAACGCGGGCGGATCGTTGGAGATTCCTGCTTATTATGACGGGATCGGATTGTTCATAAAAGCAGCAT